GACTCGATGCCAATGGCATACCACATCTCAGTAAAAGTCAGCTGGAAACCTATGGAGAACGAGTGCTGCGCGAATTCTCCCCTGCCGTCCTGCTGCAACCACAACCCACCGATATCGACAAACTCATCACCGATTACATGGGCTTCAACTTTGAATATCAGTACCTTTCCAACAACGGGGTGTACCTGGGGATCACGGTGTTCGATGATACTGATACCCTACCTGTGTACAATCCCGAGCAAAATCAGGCTGAGTTCCTGTCGGTGAAGAAGAACACGATCATCATCGAGGGAACCCTTGCCGACAATCCTGCACTCATCCATCGTGAGCGTTTCACCGAAGGGCATGAGGCCTCACACGGTTTGGTTCATCCCGAGTATTATCAGCGGAAGGCCCAGATTGCCAGTTTGCATGATTACTGTGGTTGTGGATATTCAAAACCGTGGTTCCCCGATCTCAGCGGTGTGGACAATAACGGCAGACGCTTGAAAGGAGAGGCCTGGCTCGAGTGGCAGGCCAACTACCTGGCATCGGTGCTCCTGATGCCAAGGATTGCGGTCAAGCGGCTGCGGAACCTGATCGAACCCAAGGGAAGCCGATTCTGGCACCTTGAGCTGATCCAGACCATGGTCGAGGTGTTCAATGTCTCCGAGGAAGCCGCGAGGGTGCGCCTGGTCTCACTGAACCATCTTCCCACCTGATAATCAACCACCGGTGTCCATTAAGCAATCCACGTGATTGCCGATGGACTGACTGCAACAAGGATTACCTGACTGCCTTTGACAGCGGGTTTCTTTTTCGCTTCTATGTTAGCTATTTAGCTAACAATTTATAATATGAGGAGTTGTGATGAATATTCCCATGAGATGCCCCAATTGCGGAAAGCGGGCATTCGACACCTCAGGATTCAACCACGCTGACCAGCCGGTGGTGATCTCACTCAAGTGCCCTCACTGCAACAGGATCGTACGGATCCCGATAGCACAGCACATGTGCCTGCCACCCAGGGAAGGAGGAAACATGTTCAAAGCCTGAACAAGCAACCTGGGGGGAACCACCCTCCCCTGACAAAGAAAATCACCACTACCAGGACATACCGAGCAATGGGGCCGCATGACGAGCCACCGAATGGCCGGATGATTCGCAGGACACACGTCTTGCAATCATCCGGCTTATTTTTGCCCGGAAGTCTCTCTTGGAAACAATCAGGACCGTCTGCCCCACAGGCCGAGGCAGGATGGTCACCACATCTCGGATTCGTTGAATCCGAACGACAGCATCCCTGTGCCAGGCCAAGGTTTCCCCTCAAGGATGCACCACATCAATCACTGAACACCGGCTGTAGGGAATGCGCCGGTCGAAGGTCAAAACGGAGATGCGTTTTGATTTCGGCCAGCATGCCCTCGCCGCTGCACGCCCGAATGTCTCCGTTTTGCCTTCACCCCCAAGGAGGGGAACATGGCAAAATCAGAGAAACAAAGCAGGGACTTCTACATCTTCGATCCGATCACAGAAGAGAGGATACCGGTATCCGAGGAACAATTCAGGGAATACTATCGTCCCATCAACCGCATCTATGCATTCGCCAAGCGGCATCATCAATGTGCCTGTCATCACTGGTGGCGATGCGGCGGGGATTGCACCATCTGCGAATGGTCGCGCGATGCCGACCAGCAGACACTCGCCCGGTTGCATTATGACCTTGAGGTGATGGCCAACGAAAGCCATCAATCATACGATCCAGAGATGGTTGCTGAGAAAAAGGAATTCAGGCAGAAGGCCGAAGCCTTCCTGGATGTGCTCACAGGGGAGCTCAGGAGGATCTATGACCTCTACGATGAAGGCAAGTCACAGGATGAGATTGCACACATGATGGGGGTATCCCAGGACACGATTCATCGAAGGCTCAAGAAGATCAAGGAGGATTTCAGGGCGTTTTATGAACATTAACGCTGTGGAAGCTAACGCCATAGGTTGATGGTTATGCTTGAAGCCTATGGCAACGCTTCTTCTTTCTCTTAGAAGCCTCCAATATCAGATAAAGCACTAAAAGATGCATTGAGCCCACCATGAAAACGATCTATCATGGGAATAGTAGAATTCAGTAGCGGACCGCGTCTTCTGGTAACTGGTATTTTTACAAAAAGGATGGAATTACTGTGATGAATATACATCTTGAAGACTTGTCGGGACATCTTGCAGAAATCACGCAAGACCAGTGGAAGACACTGTTTGCCATGATTCCAGAGATAGAAAACACCACCTACTTTGGCGAGATCCCTTTCAAGGATGGCATCATATATCCAGCTACGTGGGCAAAAATCGTAGATAGGTTTCATGAGTATGTGTATGAGATCGGGCTAGTAGTTGATTTTGATTGGCCCACCTGGGATGAAGGAAAACAAATCTTATCTGAAGAGATCACTGATTTATCCGAATATTCTGCTGTCATCCTCTGTAAGCTACTGACTTGCATCGTCCGTTCAGACAGGTTTGTTGAGGGAAATCTCATCGCTCATTTCGAGAATGGCACCATCCTGAGCATCCTACGAGCATTGAAGAAGCATTATGGTAACTCACTCCAGTAACCAAAGTGATAGGCAGAGCCCCCTTTGGTAGATTGTACGCAGCACCAAGCTGAGCGAAAGGTCTCCCGTTACAAAAATCCATTAGTGGAATGCACCGCGGTTGATAATACCCAATGAGGAACATCACACCACCCAGCTGGATAGAAATCATCCGAAAATGATTGCTCCTCACCCTCATTCTCTCTACCGTATTCCCATGAACACCATTGAAAAAGAATTGCTACACAGGATCATCACTGACCAACCATTCGCCGAGTACATCACCCAGCGGATTGATATTGGGGATTTCGACGATGAGGTGGCGAACAGGATCTATGACGGGATCGTGGATTTGCTTTGTCGGGGAAAGCGAGTGTCCTTTGAAGCTCTGGCAGGATACTTCCAAGGAGATGGGGCGATGATTGGAGAACTGGAAATTATACCCCTCCATGGCGATAAATCGTGAGGATACCAAAGAAGCAGATACCCTACGGTTCCTCGACGCAGAAAGCTATCTGAACTCAACCAAGGGTGGCCAAAGAGATTCGGTTCCGTCCTTCCCTCTTGCTCTGGTACATCAGCTGATCGGCCATCTGGATGAGGCAGTCCTTGGCCGAGGGCTTTTCGACGAACACCGCCCCGATGGAAACGGTCACCCGGATATCCGACCCTTGTCTCTGCACAGAGGAAGTCTCAACCAGCATCCGCATCCTTTCGGTGATCAGCTGCAACTGTTCGAAATCCACCACCGAGAACACCACGAGGAATTCCTCACCTCCCCACCGGCCGACCAGATCGCTCGAGCGCACCGCGCCCACCAAGCTCCTGACAGTCATCTGGATCGCCAGATCCCCCACATCGTGACCGTAGGTGTCGTTGACAGCCTTGAAATGATCGATATCCACCAAGGCCACACCAAAAGGGGTCTTGAACTCATCCAGCTCCACGATCTTGCCCGAGAGAAAGGATTCCGTATAGCGCCTGTTCGCCAGTCCGGTCAGCTGGTCGGTCATGGCGAGGACCTTCAGGTCTTCTATTTCCTTCATCAATTGTATCGGCGGTTTTTCATCGGAGAACAGTTCAATGGCACCGATGAGCTGATCCTCATCGTACAGTGGATAGGTTCTGACCATCACGGGGACACGGTGTCCTTGCTTGTGGTGCAGATACACCGACGCCTCACGATTGAAACTATCCTCCATGGTCCTGTGGAGGGGACACCCTTGCCAACACAGATGGGTACCCTCATCATCCACATGGTTGAGGATATTGTCGAAACAATGTTTCTCAAGAACCTCCGCGGCCGTAAACCCGGTGATTTTTTCCGCGTGATTGTTCCAGAAGGTGATCTTGCGGTCGGTATCCACGAAGTACACCCCCTCCTTCACGTGCTTCAAGATTTCTTGGTAGATCAAATTCTTTTCCATCATCTCTGAACCCCACTTCGTTTAGCTGACCTTTGCTGGCGCCCCTGGCAACCGACATCGACTCAGACCGTCAAGGCGAGTATAGAACCGCAATGGTTTCTAAGCAAGGTCGATCCAATCGAACGATCTAATCCTTCATGTAAAACCCCGTCTCATACCCCGCCGCATCAAGGATCAAGCCATCAGCCCACAATGGCACGATGCCCATGATCCTGCCGACTTCGTCGACCTGCATTTCCTTCGGTGCTTCAATGACCACCTCGTCATGGATGTGCATCACGATGCGGCACCCGGCGGCCTCGAGTTGCTGCATGGCATGGCACAGCAGGTCACGGCTGATCGCCTGGGTAACATTCTCTACCAATTTTCCACCAAATGTATCAATGCGTTCCCACTTCTTCGTAGCCCCCACACCCTCGTAGGTGACGCAATCGCTACCGAATGCATTCGTACCAATCCGAGGCTTCACATATGCGAGCCTCCTACCGGATGGCAGGGTGATGAACAAAAAGCCGCTCTCGTAGGAAAACCTGATTCCATGTGTACTGGTTGTGGTCTTTTCCCTCACAGCTTCTTTCGCTGCCTTGTCGACATCCCACCAGAGCTTGACAATGTTCGGATTGGATTGACGCCAGGCATCAACCAGTGGCTTGAGCTCGCCCTCGGTCATGCCGGACTCGAGCGCTCCCATAGCCTTGAGCGCTCCCACCGACCCGCCGTAGCCGCAGTTGTGCACGAGAACCTCCGATACGGTGTAGCGATGATGCTTTCCGGCATTGCGAATATCGTATACCTTGCAGGGTCCCAGCTCTTTCGGAGCATCATTGGAACCAGGAGCCTTTCGACTTCTCTGGTATTCCTCAAAGGTTATTGCCTTCTCCCCGTCTGCTGTTCTCACCAAGGATGCTCTGCACTTGGCAGCAAAACCCAGCGGTACCGGTTTACCTATCCCTTCGACCCACACGAGATGATCGTCCGTCGCGGTGAGTCCCCCATAAGTGATCACCTCACGAATCCCCTTGCAGATCACGCCCTCATGCGATACCCAATCCTCTCCGTCCCACAGCAGATGATCGGTAGTCACACACTCAATCGGCACCAAGCCCTGGTCGGTGAGCACCGGCTGCCCCTCTGCAATACAGGCGAGCTCAGCCTGCTTGCCCTTCTGCCTCAGGTGCCCGTTCTCCCCGTGCTTGGTTACCTCGCAGTGGAACATGCGGGATGCCGTGGCACAGTAGATGTCCCCATCCTCGGCGAAGATATCCATCCGCCATGTCTCCCCAGCAAGCCACGAAAGCACCCGAGCTTCGATCGCCGAGAAGTCGGAGACGATGAAATGATGGCCTTTTCTTGGGATGAAAGCTGTTCTAATGAGCTGGGAGAGTGTATCGGGCACATCGCCATAGAGTATCTTCACCGCTTCATAGTCACCCGACCGGACCATTTCCCGGGCAGTCCCGAGATCCTCCAGATGGTTCTGTCTGAGATTCTGAACCTGTATCAGCCTCCCTGACCATCTCCCGGTACGATTGGCACCATAGAACTGGAACATGCCGCGTGCCCGATTGTCAGAGCAGACGGCATTCTCCATCGCCTGGTACTTCCTGACCGATGACTTGGCAAGCTGCAGCCTGAGCTCGAGCACCTGCTGGATCTGACGGGGTGCATCCTTCAAAGCCACCTGCACATCCTTCTTGCCGAGCGAGTCAATCTCGAGCCCGTTGTCGGCAAGCCATGTCTTTACCTGGGATACCGAGTTGGGGTTCTCAAGATCGGTGATCTCTTTCATCCTGGACACGAGTTCCTGCCGTGACAGGCTGTCCATCCCGATGGCGCTTCTCACGAGTTCCCCATCGACCATCACCCCCCGGTCATTGATGCGCTGGTCCAGGTGATACTCATCCCAGACGGCATCCGGGACCGGGAAACGGGCCAGGCGCTGGTGGATTGCCATCTCGACCTCGACATCGCGCCTGTTGTACTCGACGAACAGAGACCACTTGTCAGGAGCGTCGGCAGGATGATTCCTCCTCCGCCCCCCATTGGTGATCGTGGGATTGCAGGGCATGCAGAAGTACCTGATCAGGTCCTTGCCCTCTGAGAGCTTCTGCTTCCCAAGGCCCAGCACCGCTCCCACTCCCATCAACGATAGCGGTAGTCCGAGGTACGCCGACCAGATCATCGTGCATCGCCAGGAAGCCGGATCCAGGTAGGTGCCGGTGGGCAGTCCCAGATAGCGCGAGAGGCAGATACGTTCGAAGGCTGCGTTGAACGCCCACTTGACCACGCTGCTATCGGTAAGGGCATCCAGTATTTCCCGAGGCAGCTTCTCCCCCCGGGCTAGATCGACAACCTGCACAGCCCCTCCATCGACGCTGTAGCCGAACAGGAGGATCTCGAAGTCCTCGGCCTCGCAATACCTAAAAACCCCGCTCTTGGAGAGATCGACTGAGGAATACGTCTCCAGGTCACAAAACAACGAATGCATCACAGTCACATGGTTCTCCTCTCTGGTGGCTTTGTTCGTCAAGGACAATACGTAATATTGGGAGGACGGCAGCCGAAGCCACCACCCTCCCCGGTTGCGATCAGGCGAGGAAATCATCCTCATCATCGGTGGCGAAATCACTCTCGGCACTCGCCTTGCCGCCCAAAGGCTCCCCATCGCGCAGCACCTGCAGGTTGTTCAGCCCGCATGCGATGCCCCGGTTGCCGTTGGAGTTGAACGCATAGAAGGTGATCGAGGCCCTGCCGTACACACCCGAGTACACATCACTGCGGTTCAGCACCGGGTTGCACTGGGCATCAACGATGCCGGGGGCCGTTGCGCTGTTGGCATTGATGAAGAACGCGTTCTCGTAGGCGGGATCATCGGGTCGGTCGATGTCGCCGTCGCGCAAGGGGGTCTTCAGCGATGCGAGGGACGGGGCCGACTTCCCGCTTCCCTTCAGCTTCGCCCCACCTTCCTTGTATGCGGCCTCAATGGCGGCCTTGATCTTCTGCACAGTGGCCTTGTCGCTCTTGGGGATGATCAGGGAAACCGAGTACTTCGGCGCCCCTCCGTTGATGGACTTGGGCTCCCACACTGAGGCATAAGACCATCTGGTGTTATTTCCGGTGATTACCTTCATGGGATTTGCAATTGTTGGCATGTTCAGTTCTCCTCAAAATCGTGTTTTGCAGTATTGATCGCCGGTCTCTTGTCGTCTTCCGGCACCAGCGTCGGCTTGCCTGCAGGCTTCTCAAGAAGGCCCCCAAGCAGCTGTTCGAATTGCGACTTCCCGAGCAGTTTCTGCATCGCAGTGATGCCCAGGAGCTTCTTCTCATACGGGTCCCCGCCTGCCTTGATGACAGCCGATGCCACATCGCCCTCGTTGGTGTACCTGCGGATGGACCGCCCCTCCACCAGCTTGAACCCCGGCCACTCTTTGCCCCCCAGTGCGGCCTTAAGCGCATGGTCCTTCACATCCGAGGCCCAGGAGACCAGCTCATCCACCCGGGCGAGCACCTCGCTCACCTCAGCGTCGTCCAGGGTCGGGGGCTTGCGGAATTCAAGGCGGGCAAGGGCCAGGTTCGCCTCGGCGCGCCTACGGCAGGTGGGGGCCACCTTGCAGAAGGTGCACCAAGAGCCGCAGGAGAACTCACCCTCCCCGGCCCTGGCCAAGGAGGCCGCCGGGCCCAATACCGATTCCGCCCATTCATACAGTTCCGTACTCGGTATTGTATGAGTCGATATGTTGGAACGCCTCGGCTGGTAGATGTGCAGGGCCACCTCATCCACATCGAACACGCCATCGAACATGGCAAGCGCTCCCAGGCCGTAGCACATGACCTGTGCGTTGCCTTCTACCTGGACCAGGCGGCTGCCGTACTTGAAGTCCAGCACGCTCAGGCGCCCGTCTGCGATGATGAGCGCATCGCTGGTCCCGAAGCTTCCCTCACCCGCCCAGCGGGAGAAATCCATGCGCTGCTCGATCAGGAGCAGGGGATCCTTGCACCTTTGCCTCTCGGCCTCCAGGATCTCAAGCACATAGGCTGCATACCCCTGGGCGGCATCCTCCATCTCCTCGTCGTAGTACTGGAGCTTCGGCCTGGGATCGACGGTGTCCTGCCCCATCGCCTTGCGAAGCAGGTGCTCGCACAATGCATGGGCATCGGTCCCCTCCTGTGCATACGAGCTGGTGGTGTCCTCGCATGCGGCGTTCAGCAGGGCTGACGGCGGGCAGTTGATCCAACGCTCCGCAGCCGAGGGGCTGGTCAACCTGCTGTGGCTAGTCGGCACGCCTGAGCCTCCTGATGTCACGAAGAAAGGACGGGTAGTATTCTTCCTTCAGGTCCCCAAGGCTGGAGGCATGGTGGTGATCGAAAACGGCATCGAACATACCTTCCAATCCTTGCTCCCTCTTCTCGGTGAGCGCAGCCTCGAGATCCTGCCTCGTCGCTCCCAGGCACTGGGCCTCTTCCATGAGGTTCCGGTACTGCCCGGGATCGATCCCGGACAACCTGGGCGCCCCGTACTTTTCCAGAAGCCCGCGGACCTGCTCGGTGAAACCGCTTCGCGACTTGTCGGCCAGCACCGCGCGGACCTCCACCAGTGTCAGCTGCTTCGCTTCCTGCCCAGCAGGCTCCGCTTTCACTTCCATGCGTGCCATCAAGGCTCCCAGCGAGCTAGAAGCGGTATTCAGGATAGTCATGGCCTCTGCGATCAAGGCCTGCATCTCTTGCTTGTCTTTCATGTGGTCTTTCACCCCTCTTCTTCATTCGTTCGTCGGCTGCAGGAGCCATGAGCTTCCTGGCCAACCTCTTGGACACTGCGCTGATGGTCATGAGCACCTCTGCAAGGTCCTCGTCCATCGATTGTTCCGACCGGCTCCGTGCATTTCGTTCATCCATCCGGTTCTCCTCCCTCGAAAGGCCCTGTTGTCATTGCCTCTCACAACCTTCCGTATGCAGGGCGCATTTTGACCGACCGAAAGTGAAAGATTTTTCCTTGAAAAAATTCTTTGGAAAGTTGTCGGTCAAATCCGATGCGGCGTACGGAAGGGTATGTAGGGGGACAACCCTGCAATCCGAACGAAGGAGGATTCATATGAATCAGGATTTTCTGAACAGCGCCGGGTACCCGGACCCGACGCCCTATGAGGCGATCAGGGCTATTGAGGCCGAGGAGAAGAAGGCGAAGCGTGTCTTCAGGCCGATCGTCTACATCTGCTCGCCCTATGCGGGGAACATCGAGACGAACGTCGAGCGGGCACGGCTGTACAGCCGATTCGCGGTGGACTCTGGCTATATCCCGCTGACGGTGCACCTGCTCTACCCGCAGTTTATGAACGACGGGATACCCGCCGAGCGCGAGCTCGCGTTGCGCTTCGGCAACATCCTCATGGGCAAATGTACCGAGGTGTGGGTGTTCGCGGGCCATGGGGTATCGAGCGGGATGGCAAGCGAGATCGCCTATGCCCGTCGCAAGGGATACCTGCTGCGCTACTTCGATGCCGAGTGCCGGGAGGTACAGGGATGAATACGATCAGGCAAGAGAGCCGGGGGTACGGTTTAGCGGTACCTGTTAAAGGAGGATTTTATGAGAGATCTGAATATCGCCTATGGCAATAGCTGTCATGCGAAGACATGGAGCAACAAGACCACCACATTCGACGCCTTGTGCGATCGTCTGTCGACCACCATCCGCACGACCGAGTCCGTACAGGAGTATCCCAAGCTCCCCAAGGCACAACGCGACCAGGTGAAGGACAAGGGAGGCTTCGTCGCCGGCCAGCTGAAGGATAACCGGCGACGGCGGGAGAACGTCGCAAGCCGATCGATGCTGGCCTTCGATGCGGACCGTGCGCGCATGGATTTCGTGTCAGCGTTCAAGACACAGTGCCCCTACGCCGCCTGCCTTTATACCACCCATGGCCATACCCCGGAGAATCCGCGGGTACGCATCCTCGTCCCGCTAAGCCGGGATGTAAGTTCCGATGAATACGTGGCGATCGCCAGGCACCTGGCTGCCGGGTGGGGCATCGACCAATTCGATGAATGTTCCTATCATCCCCATCAGCTGATGTATTGGCCGACCACTCCCTCCAACGGAGAGTACATATTCGATCGCATCGACGGCCCATGGCTTGATCCCGATGTGTTCCTCTCATCCTATCCAGATTGGAAAGACTGCTCGCTCCTGCCCACCTCGTCCCGCGAAAGCACCGTGCGTCCGCCATCGGACAAGATGCAGGAGGATCCACTTGTGAAGGAAGGACTCGTGGGAGCATTCTGCCGTGCCTACTTCCCTATCCAGGATGCCATCGAAACGTTTCTTGCACACATCTACGAACCTACGACCAGAGAGGAAAGATACAGTTACATCCCCGCCGACAGCACCTCGGGGCTGGCGATCTATGAAGGCAAGTTCGCTCAATCCTTCCATGCCAGCGATCCCGCTTGTGGACGGAGGCTCAACGCCTTCGACCTCGTGAGGATCCACCATTTTGGCGATGACGATGCGAAGAAGTCCTTCAAGGAGATGGCAGACCTGGTAAGTAAGGATGAGCGTGTGAAGACGTTGATCACCCATGAGCGCCGTGCTGAGGCGAATGTCGATTTCTCATCCGATGGCGACTGGGAGAAACAACTGCGCTACATGCCGCGAAGCAGTCTGTTGGAGAACAGTGTATGGAATTTGAACTTGATCCTCAGCAACGATCCAGATTTCGCAGGGTTCGCATTCAACGACCTGGCGGGACGCATCCAAGTCACATCCAAGCTGCCTTGGGATAGGCCGGTGGGAAACAGCTTCTGGCGCGATGCCGATACGGCTCAACTGAAATCCCTCATCGACTCGCGGTACCTTCCGTTCTCAAGCCGCAACCACGACGTGGCATTCACGAAGATCGCAGATGATCGCCATTTCCACCCCATCCGCGATTATCTCAACGGTCTCCCACAATGGGATGGCGTCAAGAGAGTCGAGGAACTGTTCATCCATTACCTAAAAACCGACGATACTCCCTATGTCAGGGCAGTGACCCGAAAGACCTTTGCCGCAGCAGTGGCTCGCATATACCATCCGGGAACCAAGTTCGACAATGTCCTAGTGCTCGACGGCGAGCAGGGTATCGGCAAGAGTACGATCGTCAAAGACCTAGTGGGAAGCGACTACTACTCGGAAACTCTCTCGCTTGCTGATATGGAGTCAAAGGCAGGGGCTGAGAAGCTGCAGGGAGTGTGGATCGCGGAGATTGGGGAGCTGGCCGGCATGAAGAAAGCCGACATCGAACGCGTGAAGGCATTCTTCTCCACCTCCGACGACCAATACCGCCCCAGTTACGGCAAGACGGTCGAAAGCCACCCGCGCCAGAGCGTGATCATCGCGACGGTCAACGGCGAACACGGGTACCTGCGCGATATCACCGGTAACCGGCGGTATTGGGTCATCAAGTCGCACCTGGAACGTCACCGGATGGTGTGGCAACCCACTGAAGCATACCGAACCCAGTTCTGGGCGGAAGCCAAGGCAATCTGGGAGAGCGGGGAAAAGCTGTACCTCGAGGGAGACTTCCTTGATGAGGCCGAGGCGGTTCAGCTCGGAGCCATGGAAAACGATGACCGTGAGGGCCTTGTCAGGATCTTCCTGGATACATTGCTTCCCGAGAACTGGGATGCCATGGACATGTATGAACGCCGCGCATTCCTGTCCGAAAGGAATACCGGAATGACGGCGAAGGGTACTGTCAGAAGAAATGCGGTCTGCAATATGGAGATCTGGTGCGAATGCCTGAACAAGGATCCGGCCATCCTGTCCAAGAACGAATCATACCTGCTCACCGCCATCATGCAACGCATCGAGGGTTGGGACAGGGCTCCCCGAGCCCACTTCCCCATCTACGGGCGTCAGAGAGGCTACACACGGGACAGCCGGAACACCGGGACAGCTTGTGATGAAGGCTGTCCACACACTGTCCAGTGATGCAATTCGATTACAGAACATGAATAACAGGGGCTTCGGGACAGATGGACAGCAACAACTCAATAAGAGTATGCAGCTGCTAGGAGAGGGAGGAATACAACATGCACACCCATACACACGCGTATACATATATAGGACGCACTGTCCAATCTGTCCACCTGTCCAGCATTGGAGGAGCAATGCTTGAGCAAGAGAATGAAATGCGAGGACTAAAATTGGCAGGAGGGAAGTCGAAAACAGGACCACCCAATTACTTCTTGCCGAAACCGTTCCCGCACATCTTCACCGGACTGCTGAGGTATGGATGTGCCACGCTCGATGAGAGCATGGCAGCTTTGGAGAACTCACCCTACCTTGCAAAATGTCGCAGGACGCTGTGGGAACTCGGGGCGCCATTGACCGGGTGGCGTTGCGTCCGGGTCAGCGATCATGAGTCGGACGACTTCACCTGCGAACTCTGTGGATGCACGAGGGTGCGGTATGTCCATGTGATGGAGCACCCACAGTTCCCCCAGACGTTGAGCACGGGATGCATCTGCGCGGGCATCATGGAGGAGGACATCCTCGGTGCTAAAGAACGCGAGCGAGAGATCCGGAGAAGGAGCCAGCGCAAGTCGAACTACCTGAAGAAGGAGTGGGTTGAAGCATCTGAAAAACGATGGGAGCTGCGCTACAAGCGTCGGGAATTGGTGATCGACACCGACAGTTTCCGCGGAAGCGAGTACTACCGCCTCGAGATTGACGGTGAGGGATACCACTGGAAGGACAACAGGCGCATGACGTCCTTCCTAGTAGCCCAGCACTTCGCGTTTGACATCATGGATGGGGAATATGCTTGAAAAGGAGATCGAAATGCAGCTAGTGAAGGCTGTGAAGAAGATGGGAGGCCGGGCTGTGAAATTCATAAGCCCAGGCTTCGACGGGATGCCCGACCGCCTGGTGCTGCTACCCGGTGGCAAATGCGGCTTTGTGGAAGTGAAGGCTCCGGGAAAGAAGCCGAGAGCACTCCAACGGGTAAGGCATGAAATGTTGAAAGAGCTTGGCTTCAAGGTATACGTGCTGGATGCGAAAGAGCAGATAGAGGAGATCATCAATGACATATACACCGCATGACTACCAACAGTATGCGAGCGACTTCATAGAGACACACCCCGCATCAGCAATCCTACTTTCCTGCGGACTTGGGAAAACGATCATCACCCTGACGGCCATATCAAACCTGCTCTTCGATTCGTTTCTGGTACGCAAAATACTGATCATCGCGCCCCTTCGGGTTGCACGGGATACCTGGCCTGCCGAAATCGGCAAGTGGGATCACCTTGGGGATTTGATTCCGTCAGTGGCCGTGGGAAGTACCGCCGAGCGCCTCACGGCGTTCGAGCGCAAGGCCGACCTGTACATCATCAACCGTGAGAATGTGCAGTGGCTGATCGAGGAGAGCGCCTTGCCCTTCGACTTCGACATGGTGGTCATCGACGAACTCTCGTCGTTCAAGAACCACCGCTCCAAGCGCTTCAGGGCGTTGATGAAACGCCGTCCTGTGATCAGTCGCATCGTGGGCCTGACCGGCACCCCGGCCAGCAACGGCCTCATCGACCTGTGGGCGCAGTTCAAGCTGTTGGACAAGGGCGTGAGACTCGGAAGGTTCATCGGAGCCTACCGGGATGCATACTTCTCCCCTGACAAGCGTAGCGGCCAGATTGTGTTCAGCTACAAACCCGCCCCGGGAGCCGAGGAGAGGATCTACCGAGCGATCGGGGACATCACCATCTCGATGAAGGCACAGGACCACATCAGGATGCCCGAGCTCGTCACCAACGAGTATAGGGTTGTGCTCAGCGATGAGGAGCGGGCAGCCTACGAGAAGCTACGCAAGGAACTGGTCCTTGATGCCTCAGGGGGTCAGGTTACAGCGGCCAATGCCGCAAGCCTGTCAGGCAAGCTGCTGCAGCTGGCAAATGGGGCTGTGTACACCGATGAAGGAAAGACGATCGGAATCCATGACCGCAAGCTCGATGCATTGGAGGACCTCATCGAGGCAGCCAACGGGCAAAGCGTGCTGGTGGCCTATTGGTTCAAGCATGACCTCAAGCGGATCGTGGGGAGATTGGAGAAGTTGGGTCTATCGTTTTCGACCCTGGACTCAAGTGAGAGCATCCGGGAGTGGAACGAGGGGAACCTCCCGGTCGGTTTGATCCACCCCGCATCGGCCGGGCACGGGCTGAACCTCCAAAGTGGTGGCAACTGCCTGATCTGGTTCGGCCTGACATGGAGCCTTGAGCTCTACCAGCAGACGGTGGCGCGCCTGTGGCGTCAGGGGCAGAGGTCCGAGACCGTGGTGGTCCAGCACATCATCACCAGCGGGACCATAGACGAGCGCATCATGAGAGCCCTCTCGGGCAAGGCACAAACCCAGGATGCCCTCATCGAAGCGGTGAAGGCCGAGCTTATTGGGGGTGGCAAATGACCGAGGCAAGTATGAGACAACTGGCTGCAGCAATAGTGGAACGGGCGGTATTGGACTGGCAGAAGGCGGTATCCCAATTGGAGGACAATCCCGACTACCAGCATGCATGGGTGGCAAAGGATGAGATCGAGAGATTCTTCGAGAGCGAGTGGTTTGGTTTCCTGTGTGACATCAACCCCGACTTCACCAAGATTCGCCTACAGGAGATGAGAGCATGAACGCAAAGGAATATCTGTCGCAGGCATGGTACCTGGACAAGCGCATCAAGACCAAGGAACGCCAGCTCGACTGGCTGAGGGGCCATGCCGCCTACGTATCCCCCAAGATCTCGGACGAACCCAAGGTTTCTGCCTCGATCCGACGGTCTCCGGTCGAGGAGGCGGTGGTTCGTATCATGGAGCTTGAGGCTGAGATCAACACCAGCATCGCCCAGCTGATGCAATTGAAAAAGGAAATCGGAAGAACAATCAGGGATGTCAACAACATGGAGTGCGAGACCCTGCTTGAGATGCGCTACCTCACCTTCCTTGCTTGGGACCAGGTGGCAGCCCAGCTGGATTACAGCCAGGATTACATCTACCACCTGCACCGTAAGGCACTGGGGTTGGTGAGGATTCCTTGAAAACCAACCATTAGAATATCAGGAAATAGCAGCTGAACTCAGATGTTGTTCCATCATATTGTAGAGTCGAAAATGTATAATGAAGAGATTAAGAAGGATCCTCAACTTTTTCTATTGATTCAGATTTTGCTTCACCAATTTTTTTAAAAATGCTTTGGAGCTCAACTTTACCCTCTTCCATTTTACTGCTGATGTATGCGATGCCAATACAAAGCATTCCAAGCAGCAAACTCCCTACACCAAGCACAGAGAAACCAGTAAAATAGGTCCCGTTAATAATGTAGTTATAGGCATCCCCACCCACATAAACGTTCTTCTGTAATGAAGTGAGAAACTCAGAATTGTAATAATTCGCATACTTGTCATAAGCTTGGTAAAAAAAGAATGCGGAAGCAATAATGGCAAGTATGCCAATCAGAACTAGAAATGTTTTCATAGCTTTTTCCTCCAAACACGATTGTACCATGAGAATAGAATTGTCCGCTAATAAATACATAATTTTTTATCACAGATTGATTTCATAATAATAGAATCGATTTTTAGTGAAATCTTTGCAACCTATCGTTAAATTATCAGAAAATAACAGTTGTGCTCAGTAGGCCTTCTGCGCTACTGTACACTCAGACAAGTCCATACAGAGCTCGGGAATTCCTCCCGGGCTTTCTTTTTGCCCGAAGGAGTACCCCCCATGCCCAACAAGCCCAAGAGTTCGTGAAGACATGCAGGTTGCCCCCGGCTCACCGGTAGGAAAATTTGATGGATTAAATTCTTGCAACCGTATACTGGGTGTGATACGTTTGTTATCAAAAGAGGTGAAAATGAAAAAGGCCCATATAATGGTAGTTTCCCTCATCCTAATTGTTACCATGTTAGTCTCTTGTGAAACGCTGGCTCTTGAAGACAATCAAACGTCGAGCGGCACCAGTGACTATTCAGCGAAACAGGAGGAAAATCCAGCGAAACAGGAGGAAAATCCCGAATCCAAGTTCATAGGCACGTGGGTGTATTCTGACAAGAACTTCGGAGAAACGGCACAAAAACTTGGGTTGAAGGGCTGGCCTTCTGACTCAAGACATGAATTATCCTTTTCATTCAGGCCAAACGGAACGGGAACGTTATCCAGAATCACCTCGGCCTATGGTAGCGATACAGAAGAGAAACAAGAATTCATTTGGTACATCGATACATTATATGACAAGCGCGTTTATGCTATCATGGAGGACAATACCGCCGAGAACTATAGCCTTCTCTACGAGAATGAATTGTTTCTGACAATGAATACTACGGATTTGGGAACGATGTTCTTTGCGAAGAAGCAGCAAAAAGAAATAAAACCGAATCTGCTGTTCCCACCAAGACAATAGGTACAAATGTGGTTACAAACCATGAACCATTGGTATGAAAACAATTGTCTTGTATCTGTTCCTATGTTCCTAAAATATCCAATGGCATAAATAACAGTAATATAGGGGGAAAATTCCAGCGCGGCATGCCCTTATACGCATATTCACGCGTATAGGGTTTTTTGGGTGCTTGAGAACGTGAACAGGAACAGGTGCCTGGACTGCTCGGTAGAACCTCCTGTACCGTTGAAACCCAATCGTTGAATTATCAGAAAATAACAGTTGTGCTCAGTAGGCATTCCGCATTACAGTACACTCAGACAAGTCCATACAGAGCTCGGGAAATCCTCCCGGGCTTTCTTTTTGCCCCAAGGAGAAGCCTCGATGCCCTACAAGCCCAAGCGACCGTGCAGCCATCCAGGCTGTCCCCGACTCACCGAAGGACGGTACTGCGAGGAGCATGCGAAAGAGGCGGCGAGATTCTACGAACGCCATCAACGGGATCCGGGGACCTCAAGGCGGTATGGATCGGCCTGGAGGAAGGCCCGCAAGCAGTTTCTTGACGAGCATCCCTTCTGCGAGCTGTGCCGAGGGCAGGGAAGACTTACACAAGCGACGGTGGCCCACCATATCAAGGCTGCAGCCGACGGCGGATCGAACGAGCAGGAGAACCTCATGGCCCTGTGTGCAAGCTGCCACAGCTCCCTGCATGCCCGACGGGGGGATCTCTGGCGCAACCATTAATTTATTTTTGCGCAACCAATAATTTTTCTTTGCGCTATATATGGTGTTATTACCTAGGGGGTATTGACTCTCTACACCATATATAGTATACTGCGGGCAGGGGCAATCACGCGTAAAAACGGGAATTCAAACGGGGGATTGACCCCCGTTCTTTGTTGAGGGGGCATGGCATGGCGAAGGACGGCACCAACCGCGGGGGAGCACGCATAGGAGCGGGGAGAAAACCCAAGGCGCTCTCCGAGAAGATCGGCGAGGGCAGAAGTGCCCGCGTGGTGCAACAGCCTGAGCCTGCCGACCTTGAGGGCGTGGCCATGCCGCCGGTCAAGTATTACCTGACGGTCACCCAGAAAAGTGGCATTGAGCTCGATGCTGCAGAGGTATTCCAAGAGACGTGGGACTGGCTCAAGACCATGCGCTGTGAGAATTTGGTCAGCAGCCAGATCATCCACCAGTATGCGATGGCGGTGGCGCGCTGGATCCAGTGCGAGATGGCCGTCAGCGAGTATGGCTTCCTCGCAAAGCACCCGACCACCGGGGCGGCGATAGCCTCTCCGTATGTGGCGATGAGTCGTGAATACATGAAACAGGTGAACCAGATCTGGTACCAGATCTTCCAGATCGTGAAGGAGAACAACAGTGCCTCCTACCAGGGCGCGAACCCCCAGGATGACCTGATGGAACGCCTGCTCACTTCCAGGCGTAGCCGCTAGGAAATCAAACAAACACCCGGGAAATCAAACGAAATTCAAACATCCGAAGGAATTCACACATGAAGAACTACCTCACTTCCGAGAGTGTCTGCCAGGGACATCCGGACAAGCTGTGCGACCATATCGCAGACTCGATCCTCGACGCCTGCCTTTCCATCGACGAGTATTCCCGCGTCGCGTGCGAGGTCATGGCGACCAAGGGCAGGATCTTTGTCGCCGGAGAGATCACCAGCAGGGGCACGCCCAATGTGCGAAAAACAGTGCGATCCGCACTTGCCCGGTGCGGTCACGATCCGAAGGACTATGCGATCAGCGTGCATCTGCACACCCAGAGTCCCGATATCGCCAGCGGCGTGGACCGGGCACTCGAAATCAGGGATGCAGATGACAGCCAGGACGAACTGGGAGCCGGGGATCAAGGCACGGTGTACGGGTATGCAACCGACGAGACGCCTACATTCCTCCCGCTGCCACTCGAGCTGGCGCATCGCATCTGCATGGGTCTGGACGAATGTCGATTGAGCGGAACCATACTGGGCATCCGTAGCGACGGCAAGGCGCAGGTCTCCATCGAGTATGAGGATGGCAAGCCCAAGCGGGTGGCAGCGATCATCGTCTCGGTCCAGCATGAGCCGGACAAGCATGTGCAATGGCTAAAAGGTGAGATCCTCAGGAAGGTACTCTACCCTGTCTTCGAAGGATTCCCGTTCGACTCCCATACCCGCATCCTCATCAATCCCTCCGGCCGTTTCGTCGAGGGAGGCCCTGCCGCGGATACCGGTCTCACAGGCCGTAAGATCATGGTCGATACCTATGGGGGCCTCGCCCTGCATGGCGGAGGAGCCTTCAGCGGCAAGGATGCGACCAAGGTGGATCGTAGCGGTGCCTACATGGCACGCATGGTGGCCAAGCACATCGTGGCCGCCAAGTTGGCCAGTAGATGTGAAGTCGCCATCTCGTACGCCATCGGCAAAGCCGAACCGGTTGCGGTAAATGTACACACCTTCGCCACCGGCAAAGTGGATGATGAGCAGCTTACCGAAGCTGTCCGCACCGTCTTCAGCCTCAAGCCGAAGGACATCATCGAAGAGTTGGGGCTACGTAGTCCCATATACAACCTCACCTCCTGCTACGGCCATTTCGGTAATGCGCTGTTCGCATGGGAACAGGTGAGCGAGCGGTATAGCGAAGCGCTCAGGGGCGAACTGGAACAACACGATTGAAAGGAAACACACCATGAGAATCCAGAAGATGAGACTGTCGGATCTGAATCCGGCGAAATACAATCCGCGCAAAGCGCTCAAGAGTGGCGATCCTGAGTATGAGAAGCTCAAGCGATCGCTGGAGCAGTTCGGCTATGTCGAGCTCATCGTAGTCAACGTTGCAAACGACAACACCGTCATATCCGGCCACCAGCGGCTGAATGTGCTCAAGGACATGGGAGTAGCTGAAGAGGACTGCATCCTGGTCGCACTAGATGTCGACAAGGAGAAAGCCCTCAACATCGCCATGAACAAGATCAATGGTGAATGGGACAAGGACAAGCTGGCCTTGCTCATCACTGAGCTGCAGGGGCAGGACTTCGACATCTCGCTCACCGGTTTCGACCCGGCTGAGATCGACGACCTGTTCAAGGACTCGCTTGCCGAGGGCGTGCATGACGATGACTTCGATGTGAATGCCGAGCTGGAGAAGCCCGCGATCACCAAGGCTGGGGACCTGTGGAAGCTGGGAAGGCACCGCTTGGTATGCGGGGACAGCACCAAGGCAGAGACATTCGAGCTGCTCATGGCAGGCTCCAAAGCAAACCTGGTGGTCACCGACCCACCGTACAACGTCAACTATGAGGGCTCGGCCGGCAAGATCAAGAATGACAATATGGCAAACGAGGCCTTCGCCCAGTTCCTGCTCGATGCCTTCACCAATACTGCATCCCATATGGCAGACGATGCCTCAATCTACGTGTTCCATGCCGATACCGAGGGACTGAACTTCCGCAAGGCCTTCAGCGAGGCGGGCTTCTACCTGTCTGGCACCTGCATCTGGAAGAAGCAGTCACTGGTGCTCGGTCGCTCGCCCTACCAGTGGCAGCACGAGCCGGTGCTCTTCGGATGGAAGAAGAAGGGCAAGCACCTGTGGTACACCGGACGCAAGGAGTCGACCATCTGGGAATTCGACAAGCCCAAGAAGAACACTGATCATCCTACGATGAAACCGGTGGCCCTGATCGCGTATCCGATCATGAACTCGTCGATGAGCGGTGCTCTGGTGCTCGACCCGTTCGGCGGCAGCGGCAGCACGTTGGTCGCCTGCGAGCAGACCGAACGCAGCTGCGCCACCATAGAGCTGGATGAAAAGTACTGCGACGTGATCGTGAGGCGCTACATCGAGCTTGTCGGATCCTCCGCCAATGTCACCGTGCAGCGCGACGGATTGGATTACACCTACAATGAGATTGTCTCCCAGGAGGTCACCGATGGATGAGATTACTCTAATCGCCACGATCTCGGTGTGCCTGTTCGGATCGGGAGGCATCGTGTTGTGGCTGCTCAACCGCATGGCAAAACGAAGCGACGACCGCCTGGGGTACGCGAAGGACCTCAAGGAGATCAAGACCACCATCACCAAGATCCAGATGGGACTGGTCATGGCCTTGGAGAACGACAAGGTCATCTTCAAGTCGCTGAGGACCCATGAGATCAATGGGGAGAGCGAGGAGCAGGAGAAGAAGATGGATGATTACTTTCTATCGCTGCTCGGTAGCAAAGGAGAACAGGGATGACACTGAGTGCCATATTGCTCGCCTTCGCCGCGTTTCTGGGCTTGGTGATGGAGCTGTACAAGAAAAGCCTTCGCCGTGACAGGGCAAGCGAGAACGAGATCAAACTGATCGCCCTCGCCTGCTCGACTGTCCTCGCGTACGTGACCTACCGGGTCGCTCCAGCATCCACTCCGGCTGGTGATTTGAACCCCACACCCTACCTGGTGGTGCTGTACACGGTGGCGATCTACCTGCTGCAGCTCCCTGCGTGCATGGCGTTCTGGAAACCACTGGTAAAACGGTTTATACGGGGGAAAGCCGATGCATGACATCTTCCAGCTGTTGATCCTCATCATCCTGGGGTTGCTGGGGATCACCCGATGGCAATCCCGCAAGACCAAGGATCTAAAAAAGGACGTACAAAAAGCCCAGGATACGGCGATACGCAAAGAAAAGGAACTGGAGAATATCCATGAAGTGCAGCAGAAGATCACCACCATCGAACAAGAACAGCCACCCGAGAAGATCGAACCTCCCCAGCGCGGTGATGTTGGTAGCCGTCTTGATCGTCTCAACCGGCTGCACGAGCGTACCAACGGTAGAAACGAGTGAACCGTATCGCCAGGTCCTGGTGTCGATGGCTCCCGAAGCTCCGGTGCTTCCAGACTTCCCGGCGCTGAGCTGGTCATATACCGACGGCCTCTACGGTATCAGTGAGGCGGATGCCAACAAGCTGCTGGATTATGGAGAGAACGAATTACCACTGTTTGTCCACCATTATGGTCAGTACCTGCGTCAAATGCGCCTCATCCTGGATGCGTTGGCAAAGCCCTAGGACAAAGGACTTGCTATGTGGGCGAAAGTGAGCGATCAATGCACACTACACGGAGGATCGATATGGATGAAATGAATCGAAAACGGGTCGAAGTACTCAGGAAACAATATCCCCCAGGGTGCACGGTTGAGCTGGTGAGCATGGATGACGAGTTCGCACCGCCGGCGGGTACCAAGGGTAAAGTAATCCACGTGGACGACATCGGCAGCATCCACATTGCATGGGAAACCGGCTCGACTTTGGCCGTGATTCCGGGGCTCGACATGGTCAGGCGCCTGGACGAAGAAATACCTACAAAATAGTGTATCTTATTTGCATATATACACTTGCTATATATCCCTCTTTGAGTGATTACTACAGTACGAAGAAAAACACACCAAAGAGAGGTAGTGAGCATGGACAAGGCAACACGGTTCGGAATCGAGATCGAGATGACAGGTATCACCCGCAAGGACGCAGCCCTGGCTGCCCAGACGGTTCTTGGTGGAGAGTTACTCTACGGTGGCTCCTACTACGACACCTACGAATTGAAGACCTTCGATGGCAGAAAATGGAAGTTCACCTACGACGGATCCATCAGATGCGAGACCAAGCGGGGCAGGATCAAAGAGCGTGCCTCACGGCTGTACAGCGTCGAACTGGTCAGCCCGATTCTCACCTACGAAGAGGACATCGAGAAGGTGCAGGAGGTGATCAGGGCGCTTCGCAAGGCCGGGGCTTTCACCAACAGCTCATGCGGCATCCACATCCACCTTGATGGCCAGGCGCACACACCGCGCTCGATCAGAAACTTCGTGAACATCATTTACGCCCGAAACGACCTCTTTTACAAGGCCCTGGGCATCGAGGCCCAGCGGGTACGGTATTGCAAGAAGATGGACGAGCACCTGGTGACGACCATGAATCGCGCCAGACCCACCTCCTTCGCTAAGATAGAAAGCATCTGGTACGAAGGCTACCGGGGAAACCGGGATGCTCACTACCACGACAGCCGCTACCATTTCTTGAACTTGCACTCCTTCTTCCACGGCCACAAGACCGTCGAGCTACGGGGTTTCAATAGCACCCTCCATGCCGGAGAGGTCAGAAGCTACATAGTCCTTGCCCTTGCGTTGAACACCCAAGCGCTTACGCAAAGCTCAGCGAGCACCAAGAAGCCCCAGGCTGAGAACGAGAAGTTTGCGATGCGCACCTACCTCAACCGCATCGGCTTCATCGGCGACGAGTTTAAAGCCTGCCGAGAACACCTGACCAAGCGCCTCACCGGATCAGCAGCGTGGAGACGGCGGGTTGCAGCCTGAAGGGGCGACCTGACAAGACTCTAAGGGCGGGACAACCGCCCTTGGGGTGGTAGAAGACCAACGACAAGGAGTGAAGCAACCATGAAAAAAGTATACCTAGCCTATGGAAGCAATCTGAACCTCGAACAGATGGCCTACCGCTGTCCTGATGCCGCGGTCATCGGAAGCACGACACTGCACGATTACCAGTTGTTGTTTCGAGGTAGCCGCCATAACGGTGTGGCCACCATCGAGATAAAACGGGGCTCCAGTGTTCCGGTGCTGCTCTGGCAGATTACCGAGAAGTGCGAAAGGGCTCTTGACCGTTACGAGGGGCACCCACACCTGTATCGCAAGAAGAACCTAATGGTGAACCTTGATGGAGATGAGTTGGTGGCGATGGCCTACGTCATGAACCCAGGACCTCCGCTGGCGATGCCGGATGCGTACTACTACGCGACGATCCTACACGGTTACCGCGACTGTGGCTTCGATGAAGGTATCCTCAAGCAGGCGGTGATGAATACAATGGAAAGCGCTCATTAACGGAACGTCCCTGATCGCTACAGACTTCACTAGCGAAGACCCCCCGGGGTCTTCTTTTGTATACACAGGAATGCCATGAAACAACTGAAAAACTACAAACCCACTGCGTTCATGGCCAAGGACTCGACCTACGAAAAGGGCAAGGCCGACCATGCGGTGGCCTTCATCCAATGCCTGCGCCATACCAAGGGCGTGTGGGCGGGAAAACCCTTTCTGCTGCTTCCTTGGCAAGAGCAGATCATCCGCGACCTGTTCGGTATCGTCAAGACCGACGGGTACCGGCAGTTCAACACCGCCTACATCGAGATTCCCAAGAAGAACGGCAAGAGCGAGCTCGCCGCCGCGGTGGCGCTGCTTCTGACCTGTGGAGATTTCGAGGAACGCGCCGAGGTCTATGGATGCGCAGCCGACCGCCAGCAGGCATCGATCGTATTCGAAGTGGCAGCGGACATGGTGCGCATGTGTCCCTCGCTGAATCGACGAGTGAAGATCCTGGCAGCCACCAAGCGCATCGTGTACCTGCCGACCAACAGCTTCTACCAGGTGCTGAGCGCCGAAGCCTACTCCAAGCATGGATTCAATATCCACGGGGTGGTCTTCGACGAACTGCACACCCAACCGAATAGGAAGCTCTTTGACGTGATGACCAAGGGCTCGGGCGATGCCAGAGCACAGCCGCTATTCTTCCTGATCACCACAGCCGGGACCGACCAGCATTCGATCTGTTACGAGCAACACCAGAAGGCAAAGGATATTCTCGAGGGAAGAAAACACGACAAGACCTTCTACCCGGTCATCTACGGTGCCGACGAAAACGACGACTGGACGGACCCGAAGACCTGGAAGAAGGCCAATCCTTCGCTGGGACATACCATCGCTCTGGAAAAGGTGAAGGCAGCGTGTGAAAGTGCACGCCAGAATCCCGCCGAGGAGAACAGCTTCCGTCAGCTTCGGCTCAACCAATGGGTCAAGCAAGCAGTGCGCTGGATGCCGATGGAGAAATGGGACCTCTGCGATTTCCCGGTGGATGAGACGGCATTGGAAGGGAGGGTCTGCTATGGAGGATTGGACCTTTCAAGCACCACCGATATCACCGCCTTCACCCTCATATTCCCTCCGCGGGATGAAGAGGACAAGTTCTCCGTGCTGCCCTACTTCTGGCTTCCCGAGGAGACCCTCGACCTACGAGTGAGGCGCGACCATGTGCCCTACGACGTGTGGGAGCGCGAAGGGTTCATCCAGACCACCGAAGGCAATGTGGTCCACTATGGGTACATCGAGGCCTTCATCGAGGAGCTGGGCAGGAAATACAACATCCGCGAGATCGCCTTCGACCGCTGGGGAGCGGTGCAGATGGTGCAGAACCTCGAGGGCATGGGCTTCACGGTGGTCCCCTTCGGCCAGGGGTTCAAGGACATGAGCCCGCCGACCAAAGAATTGATGAAACTGGTGCTCGAACGCACCTTCGCCCATGCGGGTCACCCGGTGCTTCGCTGGATGGTCGACAACATCTTCATCCGTACCGACCCGGCCGGGAACATCAAGCCGGACAAACAAAAATCCACCGAGAAGATCGATGGGGCGGTGGCTGCGATCATGGCACTGGACCGGGCGATCAGGTGCGGCAACGATCTACGTGAATCGGTTTATGAGAACCGGGGCATCCTCTACATCTAGAAATCAGGAGACATATACATGGGACTCATATCCAAGCTGGTCACCAGAACGCGTGAGCGGCCACAAAACAGGACCAGCGGGTCCTCATACAGTTTTCTCTTCGGAGGATCGACATCCGGCAAGGCGGTGAACGAACGCTCGTCGATGCAGATGACCGCTGTCTATGCATGCGTGCGCATCCTGGCCGAAGCGATCGCAGGCCTACCGCTCCATCTGTACCGTCACGACGACGATGCGAGCAAACACAAGGCCACCGATCATCCGCTGTACACCCTGCTGCACAGCGAGCCCAATGCGGAGATGACCAGCTTCGTGTTCCGCGAAACGCTGATGACCCACCTCTTGCTCTGGGGAAACGCGTATGCGCAGATCATCCGAAACGGCAAGGGCCAGGTGGCCGCGCTGTACCCGCTGATGCCCAACCGCATGCAGGTGGACCGCGACAAGAGCGGCAAGCTCTACTACCAATACACCACCAGCGCCGAGGACGCTCCCACCATGCAGGGAAACTCGGTGGTGCTGGACGCCTCAGAGGTGCTGCACATACCGGGACTCGGCTTCGACGGGTTGGTGGGCTACTCGCCTATCGCGATGGCCAAGAACGCCATCGGTATGGCTATCGCCTGTGAGGAGTATGGGGCGAAGTTCTTTGCCAACGGGGCCGCCCCCAGCGGGGTACTCGAGCACCCGGGAACGGTGAAGGACCCCACACGCCTGCGCGATACGTGGCAGGGCCAGTTCGGCGGCTCATCCAATTCGCACAAGGTCGCGGTGCTCGAGGAGGGGATGAAATACACGCCCATCTCGATCTCACCCGAGCAGGCGCAGTTCCTGCAGACGCGCAAGTTCCAGATCAACGAGATCGCGCGCATCTTCCGCGTCCCCCCTCACATGGTGGGGGACTTGGAGAAGTCCTCGTTCAGCAACATCGAGCAGCAGTCGCTCGAGTTCGTCAAATACACCCTCGATCCGTGGGTCATCCGCTGGGAGCAGGCGCTTTCACGTGCACTGTTGGCACCCGATGAGAAGCAGATGCACTTCTTTCGCTTCAATGTCGAGGGACTGCTGCGTGGCGACTACCAGAGCCGCATGGGCGGGTATGCCACCGCGCGCCAGAACGGTTGGATGAGCGCGAACGACATCAGGGCGCTGGAGGATATGGACCTCATATCAGATCAGGACGGAGGAAGCATGTATCTCGTCAACGGGAACATGCTGCCCATCTCTATGGCCGGTTCAAGCCGGCAGGACCCAAGTGTACAGAAGGAGAATACCGATGAAGAACAGGAAGTTCTGGCAATGGAAAAACCAGGGCGAAGACGAAGGCGGACCGAGAATCCTTGAGCTTTCGGGCACGATCGCCGAGGAGAGCTGGTTTGATGATGATGTCACCCCCGAGCAGTTCCGCAGCGAGCTGTTCGCCGACAGCGGCGAGGTGACCATCTGGATCAACTCACCTGGAGGGGACTGCATCGCGGCGAGCCGCATCCATGCGATGCTGATGGACTATCCGGGGGCAATCACGGTGAAGATCGACGGGATCGCAGCAAGCGCTGCCTCGGTCATCGCGATGGCGGGCACGAGGGTGCTCATGGCGCCCACTGCCTTGATGATGATCCACAATCCCATGACGCTCGCCTATGGCAACCATCAGGACATGCAAAAGGCCATCGGCATGCTGGACGAGGTGAAGGAAAGCATCGTCAACGCCTACGAGATCAAGACGACCCTCACCCGGGCGAAGATCAGCCACCTGATGGACAACGAGACGTGGATGAATGCCAAGAAGGCCATTGAGTTGGGCTTCGCCGATGCGATCCTCGAGGACGCGAAGAAAGCGTCCAATGAGGCATCGTATGAATTCTCGATGCGCACCTCGCAGCTCTCACTGATGAACAAGATCACCGAAACATATGCAATCGCAGAAGACCAGGAGCCACCTGAACAAGGCAGAGCCGCCCTTGGCGAGCTCGAGAAACGACTGAATCTCATCAAACCCCAATAGGAGAAGACACAATGGGAAAGATCAACGACATGCGCTCCCAGCGCGCGAAGACCTGGGAACAGGCAAAGGCATTCCTCGACTCCAGGCGCAACGACAAGGGCATCCTGAGCGCCGAGGATACCACCACCTACGAACGTATGGAAGCCGAGATTGTGGATTTGGGCCACGAGATCGAACGACAGGAGCGCATCGAGGCGTTCGAGCGTGAGCTGAACGCTCATGTGGGCTCTCCCATCACCAGCCGCCCCGAGGGTGCACAGAAGATGGATAACAAGAAGGCGGGACGTGCATCGCAGGAGTACCGCTCGGCTTTCTGGAACCACATGCGGCGCCAGGGCAACGAGTTCGAGGTAAAGAACGCGCTGCAGGTGGGGACCGACACCGAGGGCGGCTACCTCGTGCCCGACGAGTTCGAACGCACCATCGTCGAGTCGCTGAAGGATGAGAACATCTTCCGATCGATCGCGCATCTCATCCAGACCGCCAGCGGCGACCGCAAGATCCCGATTTCCACCAGCAAGGGCGAGGCGGCATGGATCGACGAGGAGGGAACGTATCCTGAGAGCGATGACAGCTTCGGGCAGGTGACCATCAGCGCCTACAAGCTGGGCACGATCATCAAGGTAAGCGAGGAGCTCATCAACGACAGCGTGTTCGACATCGAGTCCTACATCGCCGCCGAGTTCGCACGGCGCATCGGGGCCAAGGAGGAGGCCGCGTTCTTCACCGGCGACGGCTCGGGCAAACCCCTGGGTATCCTCGCGGCCACCGGGGGTGCACAAATCGGCGTCAACGCGGCCTCCGCAACCGCCCTGAGTGCCGATGAGGTCATCGACCTGTACCATGCGCTTCGCTCTCCGTACCGCAAGAACGCGGTGTGGCTGACCAACGACGCCACCATCAAGGCGATCCGCAAGCTCAAGGATGGAAACGGGCAGTACATCTGGCAGCCCTCGCTGGTGGCCAAGGAACCCGACACCATCCTGGGCCGCCCGGTTCGCACCTCGACGTGCATGCCCGAGATCGCAGGCGGGGCCAAGACGCTGGCCTTCGGGGACTTCTCGTACTACTGGATCGCCGACCGCCAGGGACGCACCTTCAAGCGCCTGGGTGAACTGTTCGCCCCGACCGGGCAGGTGGGGTTCCTCGGATCCCAGCGTGTGGATGGGCGACTGATCCTCGGCGAGGCCGTCAAGGTCCTCCAGCAGAAGGCCTAAGGGAGGCAATTGATGGGATACAACACGAAGAACTACCGCGAGCAAGGCGGTGAGAAAACGGTCATCGGCGGCGAGGTCATCCTCGCTGCGAATGCGAAGGTCACCATCGATCCTGCGGCGATCATCGAAGGGCTGCCCAGTGGCAGCATCAATGCCGCTGCCAGCCAAGCGGACAGCACGGCTACCACCATCGAGGATCTCGTGGTGGATTTCAATGCACTGCTGGCAAAGCTCAGAAGTGCGGGCCTGATGGCCAGCTGACAGTAAAAGAATTCCAAGGATTTTGGGGGCATCCCGGTGAGAACCGGGGTGTCCATCATTTCAATGAAGGAGGAAGCGCATGATCGCCAGCATCGCCATGTTTAACACCTACAGCGGCAACTACGAGGACGCAAGCGAGGCCGTGCAGCTCAAGGGCGCCTTCCTCTGTACTGCCGAGGATATCGTGAGCTCGTATTTGGGCTTCGATCCTAAGCAGCAGGAGTATACCGATGTGGTCGCATCGGGCTCGGGTTCCCGTCGCCTGTACCTACCCTGTCGCAACATCACCGCTGTCCAAGCGCTCACTGTAGGAACAGCCGCTGTGGACACGTCCCTGGTGGCCGCATGCGACGACCATATCCGTTTTGTGGACCACGCCACCAAGTTCCCCGTCGGCGAGGACAACATCATCGTGAGCTACACAGCGGGATGGGAAATCGGGCAGATGCCTTCGGTGATTGTGGTCTCGATCCTCCGCATCGCCACGCTCATGCTCAGCGAGACCGGTGGCAACATCGGCCTGACAGGCAAGAGCTTTGCCGACAACAGCCGCACGTTCGTCAATTACAGCAACTACCGAAAGTACCTCCAACCGCTGGACAGCTTGCGCATCCTGGGGTTCTGACATGACCGGCAGACGAAAACGATACAGCACCGAAAGCGTATCGGTCGAGACCGACTTGGCTGAAGCATTAGGGTACCTCGAATCCCTCGGGGTAAATCGGCACAAGGCGATGCGTCGCATCCTGGGCGGCATCGGCACGGCCGCAAGAGCCCAGGTGCGCAAGGCATACAAGTCCCACGGGCTCTCCAAAGGAAGTGGGGCGCTGTACAAGAGCATCAGTCGCCGTGTGATCCGTAGCGGCAAGGCCGTCATCATCGAGGCGAAGGCCTCCTCGGAAAAAACCAAGGTATTCTACGGCTACGCTCTGGCCAAGGGAGCCTGTATAACCGCCAAGGAGGGAGGGTATCTGACCTTCCAGAAGGACGGCAAGTGGGTGCGCGTGCACTCGGTGAAGCTGCCCGAGCGGGATTTCGTGGCCGCCCCGGTGAAGAAATACCTGAGCACTACGACCTTCAAGACGAAACTGGACCAGTTGGTGCAGAAGGAGGTGGCGCGCATCGAGAAGGAGAACACACGATGAAGACCGAAATGCAAGTACTCGAAAGGCTGAAGGCGGTGATCGCAACCTCGCTGATTGCACTGATGGAACCTGAGGCGGAAATCGCTGTGAAGCAGTTCGACGAAACGAACGTGGAGATCGATTATCCCGATGTGGACGCCATGCGGCGCCCTACGATGCTCTACATCCAACCCGACTACGAGAACCTGGAGCCATTGGGGATGCACAGTGACCTGGCCACCATGCGAGCAACCGTGTTCATCCTGTGCAAGAGCGCTCCTAACGCGATTCTGGTCAAGCGAGT